CAAAGTACAAGTAATCGTCGTTATTAGGAGGCTGTATGGACGAGAAGTTTCTTCTGTCCTTGACACCTTCTGAACTACGCACATACCTAGCTCTTAGGTCGCTCTCTAGTACCACAGGATTAGTAAAGGCAACTATGGTTGACCTTGGCGAAGTTACTGGCTACAGTAGGGAGACCTTGCGTTTGGCTATTCGTGGTTTAGAAAGTCAAGAGATAATCGGTACTCACCGCACAAAGAGGAATCTAGGTAGGCTGTACAAAAACGAGTATCAACTTTTGCAAGTAGAGTTGGCATCAACAGCTGATAACAATATACATACTGATACAACTAACAAGTTAACTACTAAAGCAATAAATACTTCGTATTTATTGGGGGCCAAGGCCCCGAGGAGCGAAATGAAGAAGGAAATAACTGTGGGCAAAAAATGGAGTCCAGATGAAGACGACAACATCGCTGGTGTTGGTCTATTTGAAAATGAAATTGCAATTGCCCGTGAAGGAACAAAAGTAAGCAAACGTGACCCAAAAACCCGCTATCTACGCCCACAGCACGAGTGGACAGCGGCAGATGTAGCCTCAGAGTTTTCATCTCGGGTTTACGCTAAAGTCCGCGGTATTCCAGGACTAGTCAACACAGCATCAGTTCGTGGAGCACTTTCAAAATGGCGTAAAGACCACGGGATTACTGCTCAGATTGAGCTTGAAATTATGGACATGTTTTTTGCGGATGACCGTTTTCTACTTGAGGCTAAAAAAGAACCAAGGTACATCGTAGGAAGATTCCTTCGCATGTTTACCACTCATCTTGGCAAGGCCTTAGAAAACCTAGGACTTCCGCCTATTGACTCCGATGAACAAGTTGAAGTAAGCTCAGAATCTAAGCCGTACGTTTACGCCACCGATGGGAAGGCATTTGATAATTCATTGCCAGGCCGCAAAGCTCGTGACCGTTACGAACTAAACTTGAAAGGAAAATAATGTCGTACAACATCGGTGAACTATCGCCGCTAAAAAGGGCTTGGCTATATCGTAACTCAAATATACCTCAAAGGTTCATGGGCCTAGAGCCTGCAGACATCATTCGTGACAAAGGGGAGTTTCCTGAAGGAATCACCTCATGGATTGATGATGCCATAGCTGGAAACGTAATCAAATCAATCGGAGGACTTGGAGTAACTGGCGTTGGACTATTGTTTGATGGCGGACCAGGGTTGGGCAAAACAACTCATGCAGTTACAGCTGCCATGGAGTTTGTCCGTAATCTTCCAGATGATGAAGCAGAAATTGCAAAAATCCTAGGACTAAAGACATCAGACTTAGGTCAAATGACCCGCCCTATTTATTACCTAACTTTTCCAGAGTTTCTTTCTAAGAAAAAAGCAATGTTTGATGCGGACTCTACAACCAAGTCGTTAATGACACTTGAGATGGAGGGTTTGCACGGTCGCAGTTCTGAAGACTCATTAAACGTTCGTGTTCTGATACTCGATGACCTAGGTAAGGAATATGGGTCAAAATACGACGACACCTCATTTGACGAGGTTTTGAGGTCGCGGTACGACAAAGCTTTACCTACAATTGTTACTACAAATCGTAAACGCGAAGACTGGGCAAAACAGTACGGTGACGCTATGGGTTCATTTGCTTTTGAGGCCTTCCATCGTGTACAAATAAACGGTAAAGATTTACGCCGTGAAGGATAGGGAGATTATGTCAGACAGTCAAGTCAGCTGGAGAACAGTTCAGATGTTTCTTGGAGACGAGGGTGTGTCCGAGGTCTGCATAGATGCAGAAAATGCAAGAAATGTAAAGTGTTCCTGCCCCAGCTTCAACAAGTTTAGTAAATGTAAGCACGTAAACTTTGTATCCAATAAAATAACCGAAAACGATGGACACTACGGAGTACAGATTCCAGAAAATATAGACGACGATATTGCATTTGCTGCACTGAGCGATGAAGAATCATTCAGGGACTTTGTAATTAAATATGGAAAAATAGAGGTATTGTAATGCGGGGTGGTGACATTTCTAATGAAACACCGCCACGTATTATCGTAAACGTAGACGTAGTCTGCGAATCAGAGATTGAGGAAGAGCGGAAGCTATTCGGAGGCAAAAAATCCCATAGGAAATATGGGAAACTAAATAACCAAGCTCTTTCTCAACTCTGGTTAATCTCATCAAGATACGGTCTTTCTGTGGAATTGGCAGCTTTTGAAAGCGACCACTGGACACAGGAAGCACTTGATGCTTTAATAGAAAAGTTAGAAAGACGTGGAGGTAATCCATTTAACTACGCTGAAGTTTATTTAGATATTGAAGATTTCATAGGAGACCTTCCCTATCGCAATAATCTAAAAGGTGTGGTAGATTTACGGAGTCGTGTTGCACGGTACGGCTCTTGGGGAATTGAACTAGACAACTTATAAGGGAATCATGGCATACGATAACGAACACAGGTTAGTAAGCAAAGTAATTGCGGAACGCCACATCATACCTGTACTTGAACGCGGTATTAAAGACGACTGGATTGTCGATGACGACTTACGTCGTGTCTGGAAGTTTGTGCGTGAGCACTACACCAACTACCGTGAAGTACCGACGGTAGTAACGGTTAAGGATAACTTCCCTAACTTCCAAGTCATTAAAGTAGAAGACACCATCGACTACCTGATTGACACAATGGTTGCATTCCGTCGCAACATGCTTACCCGCAATGGTCTACAAGAAGTCATGGAAAAGATGACTCTCAACGACCACGATGCGGCTTTGATGGAAATGGGTAAAACCATATCTATCGTAAATGACCAAGGAGTAATCGGTACAACTCACGTTGACCTTACTCGTGACCCAGACAAGCGTTGGGAAGAATACGAGAACGTACAGAACTCTGTTCTACTCGGTGTTCCAACAGGTTTTGCAAAAATCGACGAGGCAACAGCTGGTTTACAGGGCGGGCAGTTGATTACAGTTATTGCTCCACCTAAGACTGGTAAGTCACAGATTGCTCTACAGATGGCAATCAATGTTCACAAAGCTGGAATGGTTCCAATGTTCCAGTCCTTTGAGATGAACAACCATGAACAGTCTCAGCGTCACGATGCTATGCGTGCCAACGTCAGCAACGCTCGCCTACGCCGCGGAAAACTTCAGACCACAGAAGAAGACCGCTATCTGCAGATGCTCGACTACATGAAGCAGGCTCATCCTTTCCACCTTGTTGACGCTGTGAACGGTTTGACTATTGACTCGTTGATGGCCAAAGCAGAACAGCCGAATCCAGACATCTTGTTTGTCGACGGTGTGTATCTGATGCTTGACCAAGTTACTGGTGACGCTAACACTCCCCAGGCTTTGACTAACATCACTCGTGGTCTCAAAAGGATTGCTCAACGTCTAAACATTCCTATCGTTATTACCACTCAGACTTTGTTGTGGAAGATGAAGGGTGGCAAGGTGTCAGCAGACTCCATTGGTTACTCATCCTCATTCTTTCAGGACTCAGATGTTATTCTCGGTTTGGAACCAGTTGAAGCTGATGACAGTGTTCGTTTGTTGAAAGTTGTTCAGGCTCGTAACTGCCCACCATCCGAGACATCTATTACTTGGAACTGGGACACAGGTTGTTTCCACGACGAAGATAAGCAGGCGACTTGTAAGTACTGCACACCTTGGGGTGCTAGGTAATGCACGACGTAGTTGTTGTACTCGATGCGTTAGATATACCTTTTGAAGACCATGGTCACGAGGCCCTGGCTTTATGTCCAGGACACAAAGAGCGTACAGGTAAAGCAGATAACTCTCCGTCTTGGTGGATAAACCTAGAGACAGGGATGCATCTTTGTTTTTCATGTGGGTTTAAGGGTAATCTCCTACAACTAATTTGTTCCGTAAAAGGTTTCTACACAAATGCTTTTGGCAAAGAGATTGGCTTTGACTATCGTGCAGCTGAAGCATGGCTAGCTACTGTAGATGAAGTCAGCATTGAAGACCTGCAGGAAAGACTCCGTAGTCTTCCAGCGTACGTTGCTCCTTTAGCAAAACCGTTAGAGATGTCAGAAGCTAGGCTCGCCGTATTTGTACATCCTCCTGTAGAGGTATTGGAGTCTAGGAGTATATCTATTGAGGCATCATCCAAGTACAACCTAATGTGGGATGAAAAAAGAAAAAACTGGATTCTCCCTTTACGTGACCCGCACTTCAAAAAGCTTTTAGGATGGCAAGAAAAAGGTACTGTAGAACGTACTTTTATGAACCGCCCTGCTGGACTAGCTAAGTCTAAAACTCTATTTGGAATTGAAAACCAGAATGAGAACGTTGTGGTGGTTGTTGAGTCTCCACTTGACTGTGCTCGCCTAGCTAGTGCAGGAGTAGAAGGAGCTGTAGCAGTCTGTGGTTCCTCTATTTCAGAAGACCAAGTCAAACTACTGAGGTTTTCAGGCAAGATTATTGCTGCTTTTGACAACGACAAAGCTGGTGAAAAGGCATCTCGTGAGCTTCTAAACTGGGGACGTAAATACGGTTTAAATTTGTTCTTTTTCAACTATGGTAGTAGTGGAGCAAAAGACCCAGGCGATTTGACGAATGAAGAGATTGCGTGGGGCATTGCCAACGCAAAATCGTCATTACTTGGAGAATCAGCCTATGTTCAAGGGAACGCTCAAACCGTATCAGGTTGAAGCCGTCAATAAGATGGTAGAACAGCAACGTATACTTGTTGCATATGAAATGGGTCTAGGTAAAACACCTATGACCATCGCCGCAATCGAAGAGCTTCGACCTAAGAGGACGCTGGTCCTCTGTCTTGCAAGCCTTAAATATCAATGGCAAAAAGAAATCGCAAAGTTTAGCGACAGTGACTCCCTAGTAATCGACGGG